CGCTCGACGCTTCACGGTCCTGGCGATCGGGACGGCCAGCAGCGCCGAGAGCGCCATCCATGCGGCGAGGAGCCGCACGATCATTCGCGCCGCCGCAACGCTCGCTCCACCGGGATCATCCCGAGCAGCACGAGGCCGGTGACGATGAACGGGATGTCGTGGCCGTTGGTCGTCGCCGCGAAGACGATCAACCAGACGCCGAGAACGAAGATGATGATCTGGCGGACCACGTCGAGCCAGCGCGGCGTGATCTTCGGGCCAACGTGGTCGGGGTCGCCGACTGGCGGCGGCCCGTCCATCTCACGGCGCTCCGCCCTCGACCAAGTCGGCTTCGGTGAGGCCCGCTTGGAACAGGCAGGTCTTCAACATCTGCGGGTGGTCCTCGCCGTCGATGTACGGGATGCCACGAGCCATCAGCGAAGCGTACGTCTCGCCGGACACGTTGATCGCCGGTCCTTCGCCGATGAGGAACACGTTGATGTAGCCCTGCGGTCGCCACAGCGTTGCTGCGCTCATATCGTCATCTCCTGGGTCGGTGGGCGGTAGCACCCACGGGGCGGTGAGCAGCGACCATGCCGCCATCACGGCATCGCCGGGGCACACGGTCGCCGCATCGGGCATCTTCTTGTGGGGCAGCATCGAGTGGTCGGTGGCGAGCATCCCGCGCTCGACGAGGACCGCACGGAGCTGGCGCACGGCGGTGATCATCGCGGTCGGCGGATGCTCCCAGTACTCGACGTTCGGATACTGGCCTTTGAAGCCGACGAGCAGCAGGACGCCGATCGCCTTGTCGTTCTCGCCGCCAGAGTGGGCGGCCTGGTAGTCGCCTGCGTACTCCCAGATGATGCCCTGCCCGTCGATGACCCAGTTGTATTCCCACGGCTTGCCCGCCGACTGGGCGTAGCTCTGGATCGAACGCAGCTCGGTCGGCGAGTCGTCGGGGTCGAGCCACAGACCGCCGCCCGTGTAGTGGATCGTGTACCACGGTCGATGCGGTTGCAGCAGCGGGCGCGGCGACCCGGTCGAGTTCGTCGGGACCTGGCCAGGCCACACGACCTCTCTCGACATCACCGTGTACGTCATGGCGACCAGTCTCGCATCACGGGCAGCTCGACACGCACCATTGGTCTTCGTCGATCCCGACCGTGAGCCGCGACTCGACGCCGATGCACCCGCCCTCGGTTCCGAGGAACGTCTGGTTGAGGCCGGTCGTCTCCCACTCCCACGGCAGCTCAGCGAGGGCGTTCCACACGACCGCCGCAGCGTTCAAGAAGTCGGTGTACGCCACCGACATCGCTGCGACCGATGGCGGCCTGCCACGGTCGTCCACGGTCGGCATGCACGCCAGCCACAGCGCCGTCAACTGGATCGCCGCCAGGCCCTCGTAGCAGCCCTGCGGGTCCGGTCCTTCGATCGGCCACACCGCCGAGCGGTAGATGCGCTCAGGGACGACGACGAGCATCCCGCAGCAGTCGTCCCATGCGATCAACCCGGCACCGACGTACGTGGTCGTGATCGTGAACCCGCACGCCGTCAACCGTTCGGCGACGTACGCCCTGACGGCCTCGCAGACCGTTGCCGCCGTCTGCTCCACTACGAGCCTCGTCGAGCGAGGTCCGGCGAGTAGACGCGGGACGCCTGCTGCAAGCCACCGGGATTGACGATCGCCAGCCACGCATCAGCGATCGGCAAACCGAGACGGTTCTTCGACGCCAGGTCGTCGGCTGCGGCGAGCTGCACCGTGACCCCTTGGCGTGTGACGGTGACAGCTCGAGACGGGAGTTTGCACGCTGCGCCTTGGAGGCCGTAGAGGACTTCGCAGGCCACTTCGCCCATCGCTGACGCGGTGAACGCTGGGAGCGGCCTGCCTGCCGTGTACGTGACGACCATCGGCGGTTCGGAGCAATCGTCGCCGCATGGCCAGCACTCGCCGTTACGGCGCAGCCAGGCCCCGTCCGTCGCATAGCTGGCGGGGTCGAGCAGCTCGCCCGAGACGGTGACCGCTTCGATCGAAGCGACCGGTTGGCGCACGAGCAGGATGCGGCAGCAGTCGTGCGCCCCGCCACCGTTGCGCCACTGGCCGCTGGCGGTCTTGTACGGCGCGCCAGGGCATTGAGCGCACGGCGGGTAGTAGCCCTCCGTGTACGTGCAGCGACCGATGTTGCGACCGCCGTACGCCCACAGGATCGACCGTGCGGCGTCCTCGGCAGCGACCAGCAGCTCGGGCGCGGCGTCTCCCGTGTCGCACGCCCACGTGATCGGCCACTCCTCGCAACCGGCGACCATCGGCGACGGGACCACGTTGCCGCCAGGCGTCACCCATGCCACGGCGTAGTCGTCGGTGCTCGTCTTGACCAGCACGTCGCCGGGGAGGCCACCGGGCGGCAGCTCGGCGTCCTCACGCAACAGGATGATCCGCACCTTCTGCGCTGGCGGCTCACCGGCCGGTCCGATCCCGGTCGGCGTTACCGGGACCTCGGTGTAGTCGACCTTGACGACTGGGAGGCCACGAACCTTGAACGTGACGCCACGGGTCGAGTCGTCGAAGTCCTGCACTGCGATCTCGTCGTCGATCCGCACGTGATGCCAGATCGGGGAGGCGTCAAGGCCAGAGTTCTCGCTGTCACGAATCCACAGCAGCGTCGAGGTCGACAAGGCCGCCGAGTTCGACCTGATCTGGTTGCCGGTCGGCGGCTCGACCCCGACCGAGTTGTACTGGTAGTCGAAGGTCGCGTAAGCCACAGCGGGAGCCTACGCGGTGACGGTCAGTCGACCCGCGACTCAAGCCACGACACGAGCGACGTGCGGGCCTGCTTGCCTCGTGCTTCTTCGGCGTCGAGGACGGCCTGCGCATCGTCGGGATGATCGGCGACCCATTCTTGGATCGCTGGGATCGAGAACGACTCCGGTGAATCGACCGGCGACTCGCCCTCGACCTCGGCGTCCTCAGCGCGTGCCGTCGCCGAGTCGAACACGTCGGCGGTCGGGTCGACGTACTCGACCTCCTCGACTTCGTCGGCCTCGGCGGCGTTCGCCGCTTCCCGTTCAAACACTTCGGCGGTCGGGTCAACGTACGTCGATTCCTCGACCTCGGTTTCGTTGTCGTCGCTCATGGCGCGCTCCCTGCTGTCCATGCGGTCCCGTTCCAGTAGAACGAGAAGCCGCTCACGCGGATCCGTTGCCCCGTCGTCCACGCACTCGTCGGTGATGCGACGTAGCCGAGCGGGCCGAGCTTGGCGGCGTTCGTGGCGTCCTGCGCCGTGACGGTCGGCTCGGTGTACGAGTCGCCAGGTTGACTGGCGCCCTTGACCTCGGACGAACGTTGCAGGACGTTGGCGATGTTCCCGGCGATACCCATCAGGCGTGCGCCCCCGCCGCCCATGCGCTGGCCGTCCAGTTGAAGTCGAACGTGCCAATGGTGATCTTCTGGCCGGTCGTCCACGCCGTCTGCGGCACGGCGACGAAACCTTCCCCGGTGAGCTTGGCGGCGTTCGGTACGTCGCTCGCGGTGATCTGCACGTCAGCCGGGTACGTGCGACCGGGATTGGCGTTCAAGCGGCTGGCATCGCCAGGCTTCCACGCGGTCCCCGACCAGAAGAACGAGTAGCCGCCGATCGTGATGTGCTCGGTGCCCGCCCACGCCGTAGTCGGCACGGCGATGAAACCCTCGCCGGTCAACAGGGCAGCGTTCGTCGCATCGCTCGCGGTGATCTGCGGATCGGGAGCGAACGTGTCGCCCGGGTTCGCCTTCGATCGCACGCCACCGATCGGCTCGCAACCATCGGTCGTGTTCGGAGGTTGCACGTCGGTGACGACGATCCCGTACAGGTCGCCAGCAGGGAACGCCGACTTCATCGGCGAGTCGCCGTGAGGTCCCAGTCCCCAGCTCGACGGTGCGCCCTGGCCCTCGCCTTTCATCGACAAGGTCAGCGGCCCGTTCTCGATCGTGATGTCGCCGTCGATGATCCCGTTCTTCACGAACGGCACGACGAAGTAGCCCCACTCGACCAGGCCGGTGCCAGCGGCGCACGCATCGCCGCCTGCCTTCTTCGTCCACACTTCGATCGCAAACGAGTTCGGGTTCGGCTCGGTACCGAACGTCGCGCCGATCGTGTTGCCAGCGTTCGTGACCGGGTTCGCTCCACCGATCAAGTCGAGGATCTCGGGATCGACCTCGCACATGGCGATCGTCACGTTCGCCCACTTCACGCGGTCGCCGTCCTTCTCGGCGATGCAGAAGTCGCCCCACGCATTCTTCTGCGTGTACTCCTCGCCCGACTCGACCTCATTGGCGATCGTGACCGAGATGAACCCGTCCGTGACGATGACGGCGCACGCATCGGTGGAGACGTTGCCGCACTCGTCGAGGCGTGTGAGCCGCATCGTGCGGCCCTTGATCGACTTGATCTTCTTCGTTGCCACGAGGGTGTCTCCTTAGGTGAGCGGGGTGACGGAAGCGCCTACTGCGAGGCAATCCCAACCGACGACATACGTGCGCTCGGCCAGGCTGAGTTGGTCGTTGACCGAGAGGTTCCATGCCGTGCTCGTCGAGGCGGGGCCACGCATGATCTGCAACGCCCCGGTGCCGTAGATCGCGGTCGGGTCGTAACCGGCACCGATGGCGACCGGCGTACCGACCACCGTCTCGACTCGCTGCCCGACACGCACGAGCTGCGAGGCGAGAGCGATGGCGAGCGAACGGGCCATGTGAATGACGCCGGTCCCGTGGTAGCCCTTGCCCAGCGCGTCCTCGACCTTGCCGAGCGCTGCGACCGCGGACGACGCAGCAGCCTCGGTGACGGCGGTGGCGAGCTGGCCGAACAGGTATCGCTCGACGGCGAACTCCTCGGCGTCAGCGAGAACGTTCTGCGCCTGCTGCTCGCCGACATCGGGGTTCCCACCGGAGTTCTGCACGCCGAGGTAGACCGTGATCGGCTTGATCTGGTCCGTGTTGGCGCACTGCTCAAACTCCTTGGCGACCGCCGAGCCGCCGTTGATGCACGGATCGGTTGTCGTGTTCGGGTCGAGGCACGCCCACGACTCCCACGTGATACCGGCCTGCCAGTGATCGTCCGCAGGGCTGAGCGGCGGCACGACGCTGAACAGCCCGAACGGATGCGGTCGCACGGCTGGCGCTGCCACCCGCGTGTAGATCGCCGACATGGCCACCATGAGTCAGGCTCCTTCGACTAGGCGCAGCACGCCGTGACGCCATCAGGCGTGAGCGTGACGCTGACCTTGCGAGCGGTCGGGCCGACCTTGGAGACGCAGAAGAACTGCTCCGACCAGGCGGCGGTGAAGTCGTTCGTGGAGTTCAGGATCGAGTCCCGAACCACACCGAGGTCGATCGAGCCGCCGTCTGCGTAGATGTACGCACCGGAGAACAGGATCGTGAACTCCAACGCTGCTGGCCAGTTCGTCGCCGGGGTCGTGCCGTTGTACAACGGCTGGTAGTCGGAGAGGAACTGCGGGCGCACGTTGCGCTCGGTGAGCCACGCCGTGACCTCGGCGTCGGTGACGGAGAGCAGGTCGACGCCTGCCCGCTTGGCGACGTTCGCTCGGAGAATCTCGATCGTCCAGTCCGGCAGCAGCACGTCAACGCTGCGGGTCTTCGACGCCCGGTACATCGAGCGGAGGTCGGCTGCTTGCAGACCGATCGCGCCGAGGAGGTCGCCTGCGGCGTCCGATGTGAGCATGGCGGCGTTGAGCGTGACGGCGGTTGCCGAGGCGGTGATCTTGGCGATCTTCGCTGCCGAGATGCGGTGCTGGTGGGCGAGCATGACCGTGTTGACGAACGACCGGGTCAGCTCGGGGAACGCCCGGTCGCTCAGGTTGCCGTGCGTGACGCACAGGCCCTCTGCTTCCAGTCGGCACTCGGTCCACGTCGGGCACGGGATCTTCAAGCACGGCTTGTCGGGGCCTGCGGGCTGCGTGACGGCGGCGATGTCTTGGGCCTCCGTCCAGTTCCACAGGGCACCGGCCACGTCGCCGAAGCCGTAGAAGGACGGCACCGAGATGCCGCCTCGTGTCACGTTGACCGATGGGAGGTCGAGGAGGCCGTCTGCGTCACCGATCTCGAACATGTCGTAGATCGGCATGCTCGGTGCGCACCAGCCGCCCGACGCGACCAGGGCACCCGCACGCGGGTCGCCGACGAGTTCACGGATGAGCGTGGCGTTGCGAGTCGGGTTCTCGGTCAGCTCGACCGACTGCTTCGACTCGACCGATG